TATAACAAACTTACTTTTTTATCATTTTTCCACTTTAACAACATTTTGCTCCACTTTTCCACGACCAAACAACTTGAAATCTGGTTAAAATAACACGCAACACTATTCTTCTTCCTTGAGTCCGCCCGGAACTCGAAAAACAAACCGAGTTAAAGCCATTTTTCACAAAATCGATTTTGGGTCTTACCAAAATTACGGGGTTGCATACGCATTCGTTTATTTTCGAACGTGTACATACAAATATGCACAAAAATAATCATAATTATTTTCTGAGATGCATTATGATATGAACACCAATTTCGTATAGAGTCTCACTATGTCTCAAATTTTTGCTTACTGTCGGATATCAACGCTGGATCAGACCACCGAAAATCAACGCCGGGAAATCGAAAGTGCAGGTTTTAAAATCAAACCTCAGCAAATAATCGAAGAACACATTAGCGGCTCAGCAGCAACCAGTGAGCGTCCTGGTTTTAACCGGTTGCTTGCTCGCCTGAAATGTGGTGATCAATTGATTGTGACAAAACTGGATCGCCTTGGTTGTAATGCAATGGATATCAGGAAAACAGTGGAACAACTGACCGAAACAGGTATCAGAGTGCATTGCTTAGCATTGGGGGGCATTGACCTGACCAGTCCAACAGGAAAAATGATGATGCAAGTAATTTCAGCAGTCGCTGAATTTGAACGAGACCTTTTACTTGAACGCACTCATTCCGGGATAGTAAGAGCCCGCGGCGCAGGGAAACGTTTTGGTCGACCACCTGTGTTAAATGAAGAACAGAAACAGGCGGTATTCGAACGAATTAAGTCAGGTGTAAGTATAAGTGCCATTGCCCGGGAATTCAAAACCTCGCGGCAAACCATTTTAAGAGCCAAAGCAAAACTTCAGACACCTGACATATAAAAAATAATCTCGGTGTGAGATGCTTTACGTCTTCCAAGCCCCCTTCCTTGCCGTAAATGGAAAGATACATCTAATTATAGAATTTATATGTTTTACCCTACGGCAGTGCTGGCCATTCAATATCCTGTGCAGTTGACGTATCAACACGGTTCAGCAATACCCGATACTTTTTCCATGCTTCCAGCAACGAGATTTCTTCCTCCGTTGCAATTTCCAGATCTGCAGCATCCTGAAGCGGCGCAATATGCTCACTGGCTACCTGCATCAGGTTGTTTTTTGTTTCTTCCGCCTCCCGGATCCGGAACAGTTTTTCTGCTTCCGTATCCTTCACCCAGGCTGTGCCGTTCCACTTCTGAAACTCCCCTTCCGGCGATAACCAGGTAACATTTTTCGGTAACGGACCGAGTTCAGAAATAAATAACGCGTCGCCGGAAGCCACGTCATAAACCGTTTTACCCCGATGATCTTCAACGAGATGCCACGATGCCTCATCACTGTTGAAAACAGCCACAAAGCCAGCAGGAATATCTGGTGGTGCACTATCGGTACTGTTTGCTGGCAGACCTGTATGAGGCGGAATATATGCGTCACCTTCACCAATAAATTCATTAGTTCCGGCCAGCAGATTATAAATTTTTATGGTCCGTGGTTGTTCACTCATTCTGAATGCCATTATGCAAGCCTCACAATATAGTTAAATGCGATGTTTTTGACGGTGTTTTCCGCGTTACCAGCAGCGTTAACGGTGATGGTGTGTCCATGTGAACCAATCGCAACGGAGTGCGTATGAGCACCAATACCGACAGTATGCGCGTGTGCACCTGCAGATGCTGCTGTGCCGGACAGTGAATGGCTATGATTACCATCTGTACTGGTATTCGCTAACCACCCCGTAGACATACCTACTGAGCCTTGTACACCCCAGGTATTTTGACCTGAGCTTGTATAACCATATTGATAAGTATCTTTAAAAACACTGGGGTTAAATCGACGGCCATCTCTATGGCTGTGATTACCAGCTGCATTCGTGCTGCCACTTAAACTATGGGTATGCGCACCAGTGTTATTCGTGGATTTAGTGCCGTAATCAAACGACGATGTGGTTTTCGTCCCCAAATCTGTACTGGATGCGCTGGCGCTGTGGGTATGCGATTTAATGCCGTCCTGTTCCTGAGACAATACGGCCCGACCACTGGCAGGTTTGCCCTTAATCGTCCAGCCACGCATATCAGGGATCACGCCTGACGGATAAGCAGCTGCAAGTTTCGGGTAAGCAGATTTGTCAAAAGTCTGCCCCTGCATCAGGGCATAACCAGACGGAACGGTATCTGATGGCCACGGGATTGGTGCGCCGACTGGGTAGCTTTCTGGTGGAAGATTTTTCGAGGTATAAACTTCTGCCCAGTCATCCTCAAAACCATAACCGTCTCTTGAAGAACGGTAGAACAGACCACCATTTCTGTAATGCGCCTTCATCTGCAAGGTCCGGCAACTTCCGACTCCGGTATAGAAGTTAACCAGAATATAGCTGTCGCCAGAGCGGGTGACATTATAAGCGCCTGATTCGGCATTCCAGGGAACGCCACCATCCGCATCGGCATATGTATCCGTTGCCCTTCTGGCAAAAGCAGCCACATGCGCGGCGGTTAAAGTAATATCTTTGGAACCATCAAACTCAACACCAGAAACCCGTCTTGGCGTTTGCAGCTTTGTTGCTGTTAATGCATTACCGTTCAGACTTGCGGACAGTTTGGTTCCAATAACCAGTTCGCCGGTTGCGTTATCAATAGCAAACGGTCTTAATGTATTCCAGCCACCATAAACATCACCTTGATTGGTAAGCAGCAGGTAAGTTTTAGCGCCATCATTACGCCATAATGCCCCATACTCCCCACCTATCATTCGAATCTGATTACCACCACGCGCTACAATTTCGTCTGTGGCAAAAAGTTTTTTGCACGACAAGTTATCGTTAACGATTAACGAATGAGACTCATAAAAACCACGCCCACTCTTAAAATCAAGGATAACGTCCGCCGCGATACATTCAGTCGCTGGATTTGTTGCCCCAAACTTATAGGTCGTATCATTAACAACGAGATCAGCACCAGGTGCGGATATTGACAGGCCATCTTCGATAAACGCAAAAACAGGGAAAGCAGCGCCATCAACATAGAACACAGAGCGCAAATCATCGCCCTTATTACTCATCATTATTGAGTGGATGGCTCGTTCATTGTTTTGATATTGCCAGAACATTCCATAAGCATAACGCCCCCTGTCAGTCCAGCCACCAGGCATAACAAATCCGTTAAACTCGCAGTTATTCATCGGATCGCCTGCGGTTCGCGTTGCCGTGGTGATAATGACCCTTGATGCCAGTTCGCTTACTGAGCCAGCAGAACGCATAACAACAACAGGGTAATATTTTCCAGATGTTGCACCTGCAGGAGCGTTAACCCGCACATAACGCATACCACGCTTATCAGCAAAGTCTGTTTTACTGACCGCGTTAATGTTGTTCAGGAAGCGTCCCTTATTCCAGTGCAACCTCAACACCATTAACCAGTTCACCAACCCCTTTCCAGTCTTTCAGCAGATAACGAGCGGCATTATCAATGAGTAAATCATCAACAGAATCCACCTCGGAAACCTTTGAAATATCAAACTCCTTCGTTCCGACGTGCAAACTGGCATCCATTTTCTCAATGTGGCGACGGATTAATGCATTACGGGAGCGATACTGATCGTTATCGCTGCTTGCCACCTACAGTTTTAACCCGTCTACAGGTTTTAAGTCCTTCATTGGCGTAAACCAGCGTTCTCCACCAATGATAATTTTCTGATTAAGAATAAACATCCATAACCTCATTCAATGCGTCCCCCTGTAGGGCAGTACCACAGGAGGAATAACGGAAAATCAACTAATCGCCTCAGCACTGGCTTTTGCGATCACGGCAGCCAGTGCTACTGGGGGCGGAGGTGTTGCTGGTAAAGTTAGGTATTGGATCAATGAGTGAGTCAACATAATATTAAACTCACAATTATAAATCAGCCATATATTAGGAGCGCCAAAAAAAACCTGAAAACAATATAATAACAGGATAAATTTCAAGGCGACCAAGAATCATAGCTATGCACATTAAATATTTTGCAATGTCATTAAGCACTCCGAATGACGATGCAGTAGCCCCAAAACCTAATCCCATATTATTAATACATGCAGCCACTGTTGCAAATGATGTAAGAAAATCATATCCCATACCATTTAACACCAGTATAAAAAACACCGTGAAGAGAGTATAAAGAAAAAAGAAACTCCATACAGACCTCATTACACGATCTGTAACTATCTTCCCTCCTACATTTACACTCAACAACGCTCTGGGATGAGAAAGCTGATTTATCTCGTGTTTGCTTTGTTTGAAAAGTATAAGAAATCGAAGTGACTTAATTCCACCACAAGTTGAACCTATACATCCCCCAAAGAAACTTGACAACAGCAAAAACACTATCGTGTGCGTGGGCCAACTTGCATAATCCTGCGTAGCTAAACCATTATCAGTGAGCATGGAGCTGGCAAGAAAAAACGAATGAATAAAACTTCCATGCAAGTCATACATACCTATATGCCAGACCTGGAAAGAGGTAACAATGATCACCCCTAAGGCTATTAACAGAAAGAAACGAAGTTCAATATCTCTGATTAAAGGTTTTATCGTTTTCCTGCTAATAACAATATACCAAAGAGTGAAGTTGAAAGCCGATAGCAGGGAAAAAGAACCAGCCACCAGCTCAACCAAATAGTTATTAAAATATCCGATACTCTCGCTATGAGTTGAGAAACCACCAAGCGAAACTGTGGAAATCCCGTGACAAATAGCATGAAACAAAGGCATTCCTGCAAGTCTATAACAGACAATACAAGCAATACCTAATAAAGAATAAGTTATCCACAGTGTCCGTGACGTATCGGCCAGGCGGGGAGTGAGTTTGTCATCCTTAAATGGCCCCGGCATTTCTGACTGATAAAGCTTTGCACCACCAATACCCAATAATGGCAATACAGCAACCGCCAGAACAATAACTCCTAAACCACCTATAAAATTTAACTGTGACCGATAGTACAAATATGCCCGAGGTAATGAACTAACATCATCAATTACAGTTGCTCCTGTTGTTGTTATTCCAGAAACCCCTTCAAACAGAGCATCAATGAACGTTAAATTAAGTTCTGAGTCAATCCATAAAGGGAATGCACTAATAACAGAAAACAAAATCCAAAACATTACAATTATAATAAACCCATCACGGGTACGTAATTGAATGCCAGATTTCTTAGTTGTATACCACGCTCCGCCACCAATGCAAAAAAATATAACGAAAGTTATAAAGAAAACAAACAGGCTTTTTTCTTTATAAAACAATGCTACAACCATTGGTGGCAACATTGAAAGACTATAGAGCCAAACTAGGAACCCACACATATGAGTAACAACTCTTACATGAGATGTATTCATATCTAAATATTCTTTCAATTATAACCACCTTGCTGCAATATTATGATTATACTGTATAAAATTTAACTCCTCTTAGATCTTACTTCACTGTTCCTTATGAAACAATCATCAAAATGAATCATATTGTAGTTAAGATTTTACTTTAAACACTGCTCGGTTATGTATTGCTGAGCACCTTCAAGTTGGGCCTGCATCATTACCAGTCGTTCCCGGAGGGTGAAATAATCCCGTTCAGCGGTGTCTGCCAGTCGGGGGGAGGCTGCATTATCCACGCCGGAGGCGGTGGTGGCTTCACGCACTGACTGACAGACTGCTTTGATGTGCAACCGACGACGACCAGCGGCAACATCATCACGCAGAGCATCATTTTCAGCTTTCGCATCAGCTAACTCCTTCGTGTATTTTGCATCGAGCGCAGCAACATCACGCTGACGCATCTGCATGTCAGTAATTGCCGCGTTCGCCAGCTTCAGTTCTCTGGCATTTTTGTCGCGCTGGGCTTTGTAGGTAATGGCGTTATCACGGTAATGATTAACAGCCCATGACAGGCAGACGATGATGCAGATAACCAGAGCGGAGATAATCGCGGTTACTCTGTTCATTGCTGACCCCACAAACAGATTTCACGCTCAATCTCACGACGAGTCATGAGACCTTTCCATTGCTTACCGCCAGCATATGTCCAGCGACGTAGCTGATCACATGCGCCTTTGATATCGCCCTGGTTTATTTTGCGAAGAAGCGTCGATGTTCTGAAATTGCCAGCACCCACGTTGTAAACGAATGAGTAAAGAGCGCCGCGCGTTGTTTCCGGTATATCGACTTTGATGTACGGGTTAATTTGTCTGGCGACAGTGGCAAGGTCTTTATTCAAGAGTGTTTTGCATTCTGCTTTGGTATACGTTTTACCGAGCATGATGTCTTTTCCTGTATGCCCGTGACATACAGTCCATACACCAACAATATCTTTGTATGGTATGTAGCTGACACCTTCCAGACCATCGTTACCACTTGGGCCAGTGATTAACACTGATGCTATAGCAATTGCTCCGCCACCAATAGCAGCAGCAACGACTTTTCGTAATGATGGAGGCATTATTCACCTCTCGCAGCCTTGCGCTTATCTTCTTTAATCTTGAAATAAAGGTTTGTCAGGTACGTCAGCAGGCCAAATACCAGACTACCCAGCACACCGATTGCAGCCCACTGTGACGGAGTTACTCTATCGAGCAACTGTAAAAACCAGTAGCCAGCACTGCCTGCGGAGGTGCCGTAGGCAATGCCTGTTGAAATTTTGTCCATGGATTTCATAGCCTCACCTCCGCACGGAACGGATGGCATAGTTATTATGTGTAGGCTTTCAGACACATCAATCAGAGCCTTAATTGATATATATGCTGGAGACGATGCAATATAAAAAGCTCGCCGTAGCGAGCTAATAAAATGTATTTCTCTGATATTATGTTTATTTGTATTAGCTCAGACTTGACATCACAGGTTTCGTATATAGAACATCATCAAATCTGTCAGTTTGCTATGAATGAGATATAGTAATTGAAGAGCTAACCTCGCATGTCAAAGCCAGATTTCTGAAAATCTCTGTAGACTTCCGGATTGTTGAAGGCCGGAAATTTGGCTTTATGAGCTGCGGACTTTATCGCTTCGCAATAGGCTTTATCACCGTTACTGGTAGATATTTTTAACGCCGTGCCATCCTGAGAGAATTCCATATGCAACCTGCATTTTTTCCCTTTCCAGTTATGCGGCTCATCAAGTTTGGCATTAATTACAGCTCTGATTCCCCGCGCTTGCGCCCCCCATTCATCCTGATCATCCCAGCGTCCTGAACTGCAACTACCTGTAGCAGTAGTTTTGTGGCAATCTGAAGGGTGTAAAGGTGTGCATCCCGCAACAAAACCGACCCAAAAAGTCAACATAACGATTTTCTTTAATCCCACTTCTTGCTCCTCAATCCATTAAAATCTCAGCAATAGTAGTTGTTACGTCCGCCACTGGCTCAGAGCTGACTATCCGCTAAATTTAGCTCAGTGCCGTAGCTGTGTCAGAACAAACCTAAGCCGAAACCGTTTATTACAAAACAATAAATATCAGGGTTTAAAATCCAGCACCCCATTTTGAAATACTTTATATACTTCCGGCGAAGGGGGGGCAGGTATATCAGCATTCTTTATCGCATTCATCGCTTCACGACATAAATCGAGGTCTCCACTTTCTCTTTTAACCTCCAGTAGAAGGCCATTCGGGGCCATATGCATTCTCAGTGTACACTCTTTTCCTGAATACTTACTCGCATCCCCGAACTGTTTTTCGATGGCGCTCTTGATTTGATGGGCATACAGACGGATATCCTCACTAACATCAGAAGTACGTTCAGATGAACTCACATACTGTGTCTCTATTGCTTTATCGGGGTAATATGATGTACGGTCATGATAATTTGTCGATACAGCATCAGTGCACCCGATAATAATCCCACTAATAATCAACGTAAGAATTGATGCGCTACGAAAACCCATTTTTCTTCACATATGTCATATAGTAAAGGATTATATATACCGTTGTTTTGGACGCTCAAACAGCGAATCAGATCAAATAAAACGCACATTTGTTAACATTTACACAAAGTCTGCGCGGGATATTCTGAAAGAATATCCATAATGTGGAGAGAATCTATTGAAGTGCATGGTGCCGGGTGCCTCCCGGTGAACAAAATGTTCGTGATACCTGTCGGCGATAGAAAAGGTTAATGGTATCACCCCACCGCACAGGGGGATTCACCATGCAGGAGTTTTCTTAGCAAACTCACTGCGCGCCCGGCAACTCCCAACCACATAAAATGCGGAGTTTGTGGCATTTATGCATATAACTCGCAGGAATTATCTTAAAAAACTGATGTCGATCCGGATTAAAAAGAAGCAGGTCATCATCAGATGACTGGAAAAAAGGAAAACAAAAAATACTCATCATACAGTTTTGATTGCAGGGATGAGCCTGCTATGCACAATATGCAGAATATAAGCAAGATAAAAATATGCAGGCATATTATTTCGGATTTTGTTATTAACACAACCTTTTTAATAATCATTTGGCATACAATAAACCAGCCCAAAAAGAACCGCCTAAACAGGCGGTTGGTCAATACAAAGGATGCTTCGTCTTTATTATAGTAATCTGAGGCGTCGGGTGTCTTGTATCAGACAACATATTGTCCCGCTAAACAGCGAATTACAAACCACCCTGCAATGATCTCTCATCTCATTTTATATGAGTTGACGACATCAGGATAACGCATCATCAGCCCCTGCCAAGAAATATCAAAACTCCCGCCAGCAATGTGTTATCACAATATTGTAAAAAAAACACAGCACCGAAACTATAACTGGTCTCTGTTATAATTTGGAGCAGAAAGACCAGTTGCCCAACTAGCAGCATTCTCCCCTGCTTTCCTGACGTAAAAAAACCGCATTAAGCGGTTTTTTTACGATGTCCATGTCTGCAATCCGCCTCGCGATACAGCTTTGCGAAGCATAGCAAAATTGAAGCAGTTTATACGTAAGAAATCAAGCCATTTTATCAGCAAATGATTCACGCATGGGAATATATAGGGCATACTCAGCAACAGCTAACCAATTAGCAATCCGTTTTTCGCATGTGCTAAAACACCACTCTGGGTGTGCATCATTTAGCAATTCAGCCATTTTGCGCTTAGTCATCCCCCGCCCTTCATAGCGTTGCCGGAGAATGCAAATCAATCCTGGATGCTCTGCCAGCACCTCACTTATGACTCGATCAATACATAACGCCTCTGCATCAGTACAATGCGCCAGCCAGCTCTTTTGCTTGCCGTTGATCATCTCTCGCAAAAACGCTTCCAGCTCAGCTTTCTCTATTCCCGCTTTTTTCATTCTGCGCAGGGCTTCATTGATGGCTGTTTTCGTCAATTTTTTGGATGCCAACAACTGATTGAACATATTTCCTGACCTGCCACCGCCAATATACGACCAGCGCCCCCACATACGCAGTTTGCCCTGAATCCAGACACTTTCCAGCGTTGCGAGACGAAGGTGTTCTCCGCTTTTTCCTGTATTCGTTGGGTAAATCACAAATATCCCTCCTTTCTCCAGATTTCTTGTGTGCGAAAAACACCTTCTGCATGCATCAGGCGTAATTCTTCTTTGGTGTAATCGCTGGTTTTTACCCGCCCGTCGATTAGATCGTGGCATGAGCTACAGGCAATCGCCGCCTGCATATCGTGTGGTTTTGTCGCTGTTCCGCACGTTCCCGCCAGTCGGTAATGCGCCAGCACAGACGTTTCCGGATCGTGATTGCAGTAGCCAGGAATTCTGACGGCGCACATCTGCCCCCGCGCCGCTTTACGTAAATCCACCATTACGCAAACTCCAGCAGCTGCGCGGCCACATTTTCGACTTGTTCCGGAGAGGAAAATTTACGGAACAGAATCCAGTTCCACAGCACATTCAGAACAGATTTATAAACCTGCTGAAACTCGACTTCGTCCATATTCGCAAAAGCGATGGATTTCGCCCGACGCCCATGGCTACCGTCCGGATAAAAATGTTCGGTGTAAAATCCAGCCTGAATGGTTACCCACTCGCGAAAAGCCTCAAACGACTTTAACAATGCCGTATCCCGGGTTCTGCGTGTCGCAACTGTATTCAGATATTGCTCTGCGGCATCACTCAGGGCTGGCGTGTGTTCCCGACCAACTGATTCGCACAGGTAATCAACGAAACCAGACAGCAGTTTTCGTTCGCGAGGCGTGATCGCCCCACCGACCGGAGTCCAGTAATCAAATCCCAGTTGCAGGAGTTTGAAAAAACGCTTGTGGAATGCGTAGTTACGCACACGCTTAAAGTCTGCGTGTATCCACTCGCCTATTTTGATTTGATGCAGAAAATCACAACTCTCCGGCGTCGCCGGGAGAAGTAATCCGGAAGAGGTTTGTTTGACCAGTTGTATATGCGCCATTTCTCAATCTCTCGATGGCGCAGCGCAGCAGATGCCAGTTGTTCAGGCTGACGTATGAAGTATAAATAAACTGGCTCCAGTGTAAAGCCCCCACCTTAATAGAATAAAAACCAAACAACAGATTGCTGGGATACAAACAACGCTTATTATTAAAAGCGGTTAAACAAATTAAATTTTAATGTTATGCAAATTTGTCAGATCACCATAATATCTCATTTGAAAACCGCTGAAATAACAACCCTATCAGGATTAATCATATTAAGGTGAGTAAATATGGAAAACAACAAATCTGCACATTACGTTCCTTTTTTATCTGTAATACTTTTTGTTTTATGCTGTGCGTGGGCATTATTTTTATAAAAATATTTACAGATGAAATAAACCCGCCAATCAGGTTAACTGTGGCTGCGTTGAGGATGCATAATACATCAGAGGTTGCGGGGATTTCTCCCCGCTGGTCCTCTTACTCCCCAAGTTCGTAAGCTGTGAAGACAGCGACCTCCGTCTGGTCGGTTCGGATTCGTACCTCGCAGAGGTCTTTCCTCGTTACCAGTACCGTCACTATAACGGTTAAACAGATGACGATCAGGGTGATTAACATCGCCTTTTGCTGCTTCATAACCTGCTTCTCCTTGACCTTTTGGTCGGTAAGAGGCTAATCTACGTATGCAAAGCATAGATGTGGCCTCAGATTAATGTTAAGCGTCTTGCCGGACGCGTAATGTTAACTGGGGCTTTTCTCTATCTGCCTTTGGTGTTCATGCCCGAGGCAGACAGCCTCAAGCACCCGCAGCAATTCTACTTAACTATCCTTTTCCCGCAAATCGTTTTATCCTCAACGCAAATTTCACCAGTCCCCCCAACTCGTGTCCCTTACCCTAAGGCTGTTTCCCTCTTTACACAGAAGATAATTAATGTATTATTTTTTACAAACAATCAATTAAGAGCTATCTGTGGGTGGAGTCGACTTGCGGTAGCTTTTTCTTTTATGCATTGCACACATTCATGCTCTAATATATTCCTATATGTTCAAAAGGACTTTTCATGCACAGCGTTAACTTCTATTCATTCCGTGTGTTAACCCACAAGGGCAGCCGAACCAGCAAAAGACTAAACAACCTAGGTTTAAGCGATAAAAAAACAGCATATGAATTATTTGTTGAGTATTTTAATAGCTATAAAAACACACCTATTGAATTTGGTCTCTCGAAAACAAAGGTTTCTCTTGAACAACACACATCACTCACCTTTGATGCTCAAAACCAAGTAATATATGGATATGTAAAGGTTGGGAAATATGGTGAGAGCAGTGAAATAAAAGACGATAAACTTACTAAAATACGTTATACAACAACTATCAACGATGTAACTCTCAAACAGCGTTACATTTTAATATTTTTGCCAGACAATTTAGAAGAAGGGATTATAGCATTTCACGCTAATGACAATATTTCTGCTCGCAGCACACTCTCTGATGCATTACTAGACCACTTGAAAACAAAATATAAACTTGAAGCGAGAATCAATCCTCTTTGCCACAAAAAAATCCCCCAACACATCCTTGATTCAGAATTAAAACAAATAAAAGCCCAAGGTTACAAAGCACCAAAGGACATCACGGATTCATTCGGAAATAACAAAACAAACATCAAAACCGATTTGGTAATAAAAGCAAATCAAGGCGTATTTGGTAGTTTTAAAGACTTAAAAGACAAAAAACTAGGAAATATAATAGAAATAATTGAAGATAAGTGTGACGCAATAAAAGTTAGTTTACAATTAGGCAATAGAACAGTCATTTTTAATTACGACACCATCTTAAGAAAAGGAATTTCTGCCGAATTAGATGATAACGACTTAAACATAAACGCATCTACAGGAATCCCCGATCTTAAAGCACTTCATGACACTGTTAAAATCATTGCGAATGATATACTAAGTGAGTTACATAGTGGTAATGGGGGATTAAAAATATGAACAAGATTAACGTAATGAGTGTAATAAAAAAACATTACACAACAATGTCGGATCAACGCGGAAATATTTTACTCGAAGACATCGCAATACACTTCATTATTCCTCTTACATTATCATTAATCATATGTTTTACCTATGGGATAATGAAAACCTCTATCGCATCTGTTTTTGTTAACTTTGGAGCAATTACTACCGCACTGTTAATGAGCGCGGTTATTATGATCTACGATCAAAAACAAAAAACTGTATTTAAAATTTCAGACATTGAGGAAAACAACAAACCACGTTCAAATCTAATAATTTTAAATAATAATAAAACCGTATATGAGCAATTATGTCACAATGTTTCTTATGCTATATTAACATCTGTAGCGTTAGTTATTTTTTCGGTTGCAATATATTTTCTCCCAGAAACCCCAAGTGAATTAAAAAAATGGTATTTCGCAACCCCTGCTTACATAATCAGTTATTTAGCATACTCATCCTTCTTTTTTACCGTAGTAACATTCTTGATGGTTATAAAAAGATTTAGCACAATATTAGATAGTTAAACAATGAAACCACCGCCCTTTCGGGCGGTTTCCTGATTTTATGAGGGTGCAGAAATACCTCCGGCTAAGGATTAAATTTTATTTACAGTGCTAACTTAATTATTCATGCGTGCGAAGTTGTTCCGCGCAAAGATCGTTAAATGCGCCCGCCCGAACTTCAGCAAGTAAAGCATTGACAGCGACTACCCACGGATAGTTAATCTTGTTCACCACACAACCTCCTGAATATTTCCATGGTAGAACGCGAGTACACGCTGCATAACTTCTCTCTTCAGGCACTCGCGACAGATTATGTTCAGACGCCTGTCGTAACGGCGTATTTCTCCGTCTGGTAATGACCAGATAAGGTCAGGATCAACCACAACCGGTTTCTTCACCTTTGCCCTTGATAGTTTTTTGCGGGCGTTTTGCCAGTCTTTACGCGCCTGCTCAGACGGGAATAATCCGTAGCCTGAATTGTAAACATCACCACTGGCGACCAGTTCTCTGGCGAGAGTGCTTATGTAATACCTTGATGCACCGGTTTTAGCCTCCAGAGCCCGTAACGTCTCGCGACCGCTCAGACGTACAAGTTCAACAACCTGCCCTTTAATTTTTTCCCGCTCTTCTGGTGTAAATACTTTTGCCATAGGTGCCTCCGGCAATCACTTTTCCGATGCAACATGGCGGGAAGAATCAGTAATCTGTCGTACAATATCCCTGTGCTTGTTCAGCTCCCGCAGCGCGGCGCAGACACGCTCCCACTTCTGGACATGATTTTTCGCCCGACGCAGTTCGCGGTTTGCCATATGCAGTGATGGTAAAACCAGGTCATCCGCTCGCGTTTCAGTAAACGATGGCAGCGACTGCACAATGTCCGCCACAGTTTCTGTTTTAATATCTTCCTGTGTTGCAGCCTCCTGTACTGGTAACGCAACACCTGCGGGCTGAGGAAAGGCCTTACCAGCAGTTTCCGCTACCGATGCTGCTTTCGGCTCTGCTGGTAAATTATCGCCCGGTATGCAGTAACGAAATTTACCGCCCTGATTTACGCGAAGCAGACGACCTTTGCTGATTGCCATTGCCAGCGTTGAAGCCACTTTGCGTGATGTGGTACCAAACAATGTACCCCCTGAAGCCTGGCGGGATCGCACTATCCGGTAACGAGACGGTGTTAACCTGTCGGAGTAACGTCTCAGGTCGAACACCTTTCGGCGCGAACAAGCCCTGGTATTCATTGGCGATGCTGTGTCGAATCACCTGCTCAGGTGAAAAACCCTGCTGGCGGAATTTTTCCAGCTCCCGTATCGCCCCGTTAGCGCCCTGCTCCGTTCGAATCGGTTTTCGCAATGCCTGGCGAAATTCAACCCACTCACGCCAAAGCGAGACAGAAATCCAGTTCGGCAAAGTAATATCCAGAGGGTCAAACTTTTTGACACCTCGATTCCCCCGGGGGGGATTTAGGGGGGGATCTGTTTTTAGATCTTTATCTGTATCTTTATTAGTTGCCTTTGTGTTGACATCATGTTCAAACACCACTTCAACATCTGTTTGAACACCTGTTAAATTTCTCTCTTGTTTTGTTTGAACATCTGCTTCCTTTCTGCTTCTTCTGGCCTGAACAGATGCTTTTCCTGCGGCTGATTTTTTGGTTAATTTTTCCCTGACTGATGCCAGATCTTCCTCAATCCGAAGATGCACCCATTCCTCGCCGTTATCGCAAAAAAACTCCTGCAAGGATGGTTCAACATCAGCCCATCGCTCGTTAGTCAGACGGGCAATTTTTGCCAGCCTGTTTTTAGGTATTGGCTTTCCTGTTTGCCAGTAATTGAACATCAGCAACAAATACGCACCATGCTCCTCTGCTGACAAATGCATGGTGTCAGCCAGGTAATCAGCTATGTACAGTTGCATGTATGGTAATGCGGCCATAATTGCCCCGTATGATGCTGCCCGGTGGCTTAGAATAAGCACAAACAGCATGGAAACTTTTGCTTAATGAACAATGACAGAATCGTCGGAAGAACCGCCGCCGCTGAAATGCGCTTTCCGGTAAACGGCTTGGACTGCATCATCATGCGCATCAATTGCCGTACTTAACGCTTCCTGCGCCGCCAGTAATGCACGGCGTTCCAGGGTATCGAAGATGCAGAGTCGGTGACGCAGCTCGCGCGGAAGGATTGCCAGAATTGCTGGGATCAGCTTCTGAATTTTTTCTCTTTGCGTTTTCGTTTCACCTTTCAACCAACGGTGATAGATATTCTGCTGATTGTTCCAGTCCTTGCCTGGAACCAGGGGCAATTCGCCGCCCCCCTGGCGCAGATATTCTTCAGTAATTGCATTGGCTACCCATGCCTGCCCTTTTTCGGCTGCTAGGGCAAACAACACTGATTCGATGTGCTCATGCTTGATTTTCATGAATCATTTGCCTCTTGATGTTTCAGGTATGATCAAATGAGGATTTGTTACTGTCATTTAGTTGCTTCACTGACATATTCTGCGAACAACATGCCGAACGTCGTAAATATGACCAGTCAATATCAGGACGAAGTTCTTCGCACAGAACCTCACCTCTTGTTGCACGTTCAATTGCTGGACATCTCTCGGCAGGCAATTGACGTACCCCTTTGATCCATTGATTTACGCTTGGAGGTGATACACCTAAAAGCCTAGCCATTGCTGATTGCCCACCGACAACAGCACAAGCTTGCTTGAATGAATAGTTCTCTTTTTTCATCGAATGAACTCCAAAAACACACAGAAAATATTAGGCGACGCCTAACGCAATTGTCAATAGGCTGTGCCTAATGCAGTAAGGGTAGGGATTGACTAATGTAATGCGCATAGGAGAATATTAAGCAATGCTTAGTGGTAAAAACTTAGGCCGAGCGATAGAGCAGGCCATTAACAAAAAAATCGCATCGGGATCCGTCAAATCAAAGGCGGAGGTCGCACGCCACTTTAAAGTCCAACCACCATCAATTTATGACTGGATTAAGAAAGGCTCTATAAGTAAAGATAAACTTCCAGAATTATGGCGTTTCTTTTCTGATGTTGTTGGTCCAGAGCATTGGGGGCTTAACGAATACCCCATACCAACCCCCACCAATTCAGATACAAAAAGTGAACTTTTAGATATAAACAACCTTTATCAAGCAGCCTCTGATGAAATAAGAGCGATTGTAGCTTTCCTGTTATCTGGAAATGCTACAGAACCAGATTGGGTTGACCACGATGTTCGCGCCTACATAGCAGCGATGGAAATGAAAGTGGGTAAGTATCTGAAAGCTCTTGAATCTGAACGGAAAAGCCAGAACATCACAAAAACTGGAACTTAAACTTATATGGTCTGACGGAAAACTCCTGGATTCCGTTATTTAACCCCCCCATCACTTTCTGCTGTCGCCATCACCTATTAGGTTACGCTCAAAACATTAGGCATAGCCTATTGACAACCAATTAGGCATTACCTATAGTTCCAGCATGCCACCCACCCCGCCCCACAGAACGCCGGGCAATACTTCGAGTTACCAGGCAGTGGTAAGGGGTTAAGTAGCCAGCCCGAGGCGTATGAACATGACGGCGGGATTCAAATTTTGCAGTGCAGCAGTTAGTTCCGCCACCCGGCGTTAATGGGAGAGATAAGATGGTGCATTACGAAGTAGTTCAGTATTTGATGGATTGTTGCGGTATCACTTACAACCAGGCTGTGCAGGCTTTACGCAGCAACGACTGGGATCTCTGGCAGGCAGAAGTCGCTATACGTAGCAACAAGATGTGAGATTCGCAAAATGCAAAAAATCGACCTCGGCAACAACGAATCCCTGGTGTGCGGCGTGTTCCCCAACCAGGATGGAACGTTCACTGCCATGACGTATACCAAAAGCAAAACATTTAAAACCGAAACTGGTGCGCGCCGATGGTTGGAGAAGCACACAGTAAGCTAACGATTAAAACGTCTACTCCTGCTGTTCCAGAATAACTTCATAAAATGGGAGTATTTTTCGGTGACGAGATAATAAGAACAGTTTGCGCTATCACTCTGATGTTGAATGATGCCCTTCCGTTCTAATTTTTTCATAACCGGGTTACGGCAAGGAGAAGTGATAATAAGATTTCCTGTTTTAAGGAAATCTTTAAATACAGCGATTTCTTTCTCAGATAAACGAAGCAATACTCGTTGCTCTGGTAGTAATGAATAATGCTTTTGAATATGTGCTCGCAATCTTGAGAAGGAAATGGCGACCACGAAAGAAAAGGCAAAAACGATAATCTGAAAGAGCCAAGGTATTTCAGTATAAGCATTGAATGCGACAGTAAACTCTTTCGGTATCAGCCAGAGAGTGAGACCAAAAATGATAATCGTATACATAAGTCTTTCGAGTGGCTCGTTAGCAAAAAGTTTCAACAATGGAGTAAATACATCCAACATATCAATAACTCTCAACTGTAAGGGTATTGAAATGTTAACACAAGCTCTCGCTGTAGGGGTATAGCCGAGACCACCGAAGCCCGGAGGTGGTGAAATAAAACCGGGCACAACACGAAGGCGCATTTCCGATATCCATAAAGAGTCGGTCTTGTCTGTTAAATTTAAATGGTGGGAGTGCGCCTCCGGTTGTAAATAACGACATTGCTGTGTGTAGTCCTGGCGGCATCAGTTTTTTTCTTGAAGTTCGGCTGATGTCCGCCCTTTTTAAAGTGAATTTTGTGATGCGGTGAATGCGGCTAAGCGCACGTGGCACAGTTAAAAGTCATGTTAGTCCTTATTGGTTTGGGTGGGAAAGCCGACTGTAATTGTTAACTGGTTGCAGTCACCTGGAGGCACCAGACACCGCATCAACAAAGTTCATTTGTAAAAATGGAGATAATTATGATTGCACATCACTTCGGAACTGATGAAATACCACGTCAGTGTGTGACTCCTGGCGATTATGTTCTTCATGAAGGCCGGACATATATTGCCTCGGCAAACAATATTAAAAAGCGAAAACTATATATTCGTAACCTGACCACAAAAACATTCATTACTGACCGCATGATTAAAGTCTTCCTCGGTCGTGATGGTTTACCTGTAAAGGCGGAGTCATGGTGATGACTAAGAAAATAAAATGTGCTTACCACCTTTGCAAAAAAGACGTTGAAGAAAGCAAAGCTATTGAAAGAATGCTTCACTTCATGCACGGGATTTTATCAAAAGACGAACCGAGAAAATATTGCAGTGAAGCTTGTACCGAAAAAGACCAGATGGCACATGAACTTTAATTAATTGACTATTCGAAACTGAATTTATGCCAGAAATGGCAGGTATTCGCTCAACCTTAATTAAGGAGAAAAACATGATTACCAATTATGAAGCCACTGTTGTAACTACCGATGACATTGTTCACGAGGTGAATCTGGAAGGAAAGCGCATTGGCTACGTAATTAAAACAGAAAATAAAGAAACCCCATTCACTGTGGTTGATATCGATGGTCCATCAGGCAACGTAAAAACACTTGATGAAGGTGTCAAAAAAATGTGCCTGGTGCATATCGGAAAGAATCTGCCCGCAGAAAAAAAAGCCGAATTTCTGGCAACTCTAATTGCAATGAAATTAAAAGGTGAAATCTGAAAGAAATAGCCTGCGTATGGCGCAGGCTATGAACAGTGTGTATCCGGCAAGATCATTCACTGAACAAAACGAATTTTAATCTGAGTTGAGGTTAAAAAACAATGAGCACAAAACCACTCTTCCTGTTACGGAAAGCGAAAAAATCATCCGGTGAACCTGACGTCGTCCTGTGGGCAAGCAACGATTTTGAATCGACCTGTGCCACTCTGGACTACCTGATCGTTAAGTCAGGTAAAAAACTGAGCAGCTATTTTAAAGCTGTTGCCACGAATTTTCCTGTCGTTAATGACCTGCCCGCTGAAGGTGAGATCGATTTTACCTGGAGTGAACGCTATCAACTCAGCAAAGACTCCATGACATGGGAACTAAAACCGGGAGCAGCACCAGACAACGCTCACTATCAAGGCAATACCAACGTCAACGGCGAAGACATGACTGAGATTGAGGAGAATATGCTACTCCCAATTTCTGGCCAGGAACTGCCCATTCGTTGGCTTGCTCAACACGGCAGCGAAAAACCGGTAACGCACGTTTCACGCGACGGACTCCAGGCATTACACATTGCTCGGGCTGAAGAACTACCGGCTGTTACTGCCCTGGCTGTTTCCCACAAAACCAGCCTGCTCGACCCGCTGGAAATTCGCGAACTCCACAAACTGGTTCGTGACACTGACAAAGTTTTCCCTAATCCTGGTAATTCAAACCTGGGACTGATAACTGCTTTTTTCGAAGCATACCTGAACGCTGACTACACCGATCGAGGACTGCTGACAAAAGAGTGGGTGAAGGGTAATCGTGTTTCACACATCACTCGCACGGCTTCCGGTGCTAATGCTGGCGGCGGAAACCTCACCGATCGCGGCGAAGGTTTCGTACACGATCTGACGTCACTGGCGCGCGACGTAGCCACTGGCGTACTGGCCCGTTCAATGGATCTGGACATCTATAACCTTCATCCGGCACACGCTAAACGCATTGAGGAAATTATCGCTGAAAATAAACCGCCCTTTTCTGTTTTCCGCGACAAATTCATCACCATGCCTGGCGGGCTGGATTATTCCCGCGCCATCGTGGTTGCGTCCGTAAAAGAAGCACCAATTGGGATCGAGGTCATCCCCGCGCACGTCACTGAATATCTGAACAAAGTACTGACTGAAACCGATCATGCCAACCCTGATCCGGAAATCGTGGATATTGCCTGCGGTCGCTCCTCTGCCCCGATGCCGCAGCGAGTAACAGAAGAAGGAAAACAGGATGATGAAGAAAAACCGCAACCATCTGGAACAACGGCATTTGAACAGGGAGAGGCTGAAACAATGGAACCGGACGCAACTGAACATCATCAGGACACGCAGCCGCTGGATGCTCAGTCACAGGTAAATTCTGTTGATGCGAAATATCAGGAACTGCGGGCAGAACTCCATGAAGCCCGGAAAAACATTCCATCAAAAAATCCTGTCGATGCCGATAAATTGCTTGCTGCATCACGTGGTGAATTTGTTGACGGAATTAGCGACCCGAACGATCCGAAATGGGTAAAGGGGATCCAGACTCGCGATTGTGTGTACCAGAACCAGCCAGAAACGGAAAAAACCAGCCCGGATATGAATCAACCTGAGCCAGTAGTGCAACAGGAACCGGAAATAGCCTGCAATGCCTGCGGCCAGACTGGCGGGGATAACTGCCCTGACTGTGGTGCGGTGATGGGCGACGCAACATACCAGGAAACATTCGATGAAGAGAGTCAGGTTGAAGCTAAGGAAAATGATCCGGAGGAAATGGAAGGCGCTGAACATCCGCACAATGAGAATGCTGGCAGCGATCCGCATCGCGATTGCAGTGATGAAACTGGCGAAGTCGCAGATCCCGTAATCGTAGAAGACATAGAGCCAGGTATTTATTACGGAATTTCGAATGAGAATTACCACGCGGGTCCCGGTGTCAGTAAGTCTCAGCTCGATGACATTGCTGATACTCCGGCACTGTATTTGTGGCGTAAAAATGCCCCCGTGGACACCACAAAGACAAAAACGCTCGATTTAGGAACCGCTTTCCACTGCCGGGTACTTGAGCCGGAAGAATTCAGTAACCGCTTTATCGTAGCACCTGAATTTAACCGCCGGACAAACTCCGGAAAAGAAGAAGAGAAAGCGTTTCTGAGGGAATGCGCAAGCACAGGAAAAACGGTTATCACTGCCGAAGAAGGCCGGAAAATTGAACTCATGTATCAGAGCGTTATGGCTTTGCCGCTGGGGCAATGGCTTGTTGAAAGCGCCGGACACGCTGAATCATCAATTTACTGGGAAGATCCTGAAACAGCAATTTTGTGTCGGTGCCGTCCGGACAAAATTATCCCTGAATTTCACTGGATCATGGACGTGAAAACTACGGCGGATATTCAACGATTCAAAACCGCTTATTACGACTACCGCTATCACGTTCAGGATGCATTCTACAGTGACGGTTATGAAGCACAGTTTGGAGTGCAGCCAACTTTCGTTTTTCTGGTTGCCAGCACAACTATTGAATGCGGACGTTATCCGGTTGAAATTTTCATGATGGGCGAAGAAGCAAAACTGGCAGGTCAGCTGGAATATCACCGCAATCTGCGAACCCTGGCTGACTGCCTCAATACCGATGAATGGCCAGCTATTAAGACGTTATCACTGCCCCGCTGGGCTAAGGAATATGCAAATGACTAAGCAACCACCAATCGCAAAAGCCGATCTGCAAAAAACTCAGGGAAACCGTGCACCAGCAGCAATTAAAAATAACGACGTGATTAGTTTTATTAACCAGCCATCAATGAAAGAGCAACTGGCAGCAGCTCTTCCACGCCATATGACGGCTGAACGTATGATCCGTATCGCCACCACAGAAATTCGTAAAGTTCCGGCGTTAGGAAACTGTGACACTATGAGTTTTGTCAGTGCAATCGTACAGTGTTCACAGCTCGGACTTGAGCCCGGTAGCGCCCTCGGTCATGCATATTTACTGCCTTTTGGTAATAAAAACGAAAAGAGCGGTAAAAAAAACGTTCAGCTAATCATTGGCTATCGCGGCATGATTGATCTGGCTCGCCGTTCAGGTCAAATCGCCAGCTTGTCAGCCCGTGTTGTCCGTGAAGGTGACGAGTTTAATTTCGAATTTGGCCTTGATGAAAAGTTAATACACCGCCCAGGAGAAAACGAAGATGCCCCTGTTACCCACGTCTATGCTGTCGCAAGACTGAAAGACGGAGGTACTCAGTTTGAAGTTATGACGCGCAAACAGATTGAGCTGGTGCGCAGCCAGAGTAAAGCTGGTAATAACGGGCCGTGGGTAACTCACTGGGAAGAAATGGCAAAGAAAACGGCTATTCGTCGCCTGTTCAAATATCTGCCCGTATCAATTGAGATCCAGCGTGCAGTATCAATGGATGAAAAGGAACCACTGACAATCGATCCTGCAGATTCCTCTGTATTAACCGGGGAATACAGTGTAATCGATAATTCAGAGGAATAATTCAGCCTGGCGGTGTAATGCACCGCCAACTTGAAATATTTTTATGAGAAAAATTATGAGATATGACAATGTTAAACCATGTCCATTTTGTGGTTGTCCATCAGTAACGGTGAAAGCCATTTCAGGATATTACCGAGCGAAGTGTAACGGATGCGAATCCCGAACCGGTTATGGTGGAAGTGAAAAAGAAGCACTCGAACGATGAAATAAACGAACCACTGGAAATAATAATGGAGGTGTTCATGTATAAAATTACCGCCACTATTGAAAAGGAAGGTGGCACTCCTACTAACTGGACAAGATATTCAAAATCTAAACTAACGAAATCAGAATGCGAAAAAATGCTCTCAGGTAAAAAAGAAGCAGGCGTTTCCAGAGAGCAGAAAGTAAAACTGATAAATTTTAATTGCGAGAAACTTCAGTCCTCGTGAATTGCATTGTATTCAAATTAAAACTTCATAGCTGATTATTAATAATCAACATCGGGCGTCAATTTAAGTCTAACATTGGCGCCTGCCAGAGGTGATGCGATGGCACAAGTAATCTTTAATGAAGAGTGGATGGTTGAATACGGCCTGATGCTTCGCACTAGTCTGGGGGCCAGACAAATTGAAGCATACCGCCAGAACTGTTGGGTGGAAGGCTTCCACTTCAAACGAGTATCTCCTTTAGGGAAGCCAGACAGTAAGCGAGGGATTATCTGGTATAACTATCCAAAGATAAATCAGTTTATCAAAGACTCATGATATGTCTAAATTACCAACAGGTGTCGAGATTCGAGGTAAATACATTCGCATCTGGTTCATGTTTCGAGGAAAACGATGTCGGGAAACATTGAAAGACTGGGAGGTTACTAACAGTAACATTAAAAAAGCCGGGAATTTAAGAGCGTTGATAGTTCATGAAATCAATTCCGGTGAGTTTGAGTATTTAAGACGTTTTCCCCAGTCCAGCACTGGGGCAAAAATGGTGACAACGAGGGTCATAAAAACGTTCGGGGAGCTTTGTGATATCTGGACAAAAATTAAAGAAACAGAGTTAACAACAAACACAATGAAGAAAACGAAATCACAATTAAAAACACTCAGGATAATAATTTGTGAGAGTACTCCGATATCGCATATTCGTTATAGCGATATCTTAAACTACCGGAATGAACTGCTGCATGGAGAAACGCTTTACCTGGATAATCCAAGATCCAACAAAAAAGGAAGAACCGTGCGCACAGTTGATAACTATATCGCCCTGCTCTGTTCGTTGTTACGTTTTGCGTATCAGTCGGGATTTATATCAACCAAACCATTTGAAGGAGTAAAGAAATTACAGAGAAACAGAATAAAGCCTGACCCGTTATCTAAAACAGAATTCAATGCATTAATGGAAAGTGAAAAAGGACAGAGCCAGAACTTGTGGAAATTTGCCGTATACTCCGGGCTTCGTCACGGGGAACTGGCTGCTCTGGCGTGGGAGGATGTGGATTTCGAGAAGGGAGTTGTGAATGTCAGAAGAAACCTGACGATACTGGATATGTTCGGTCCCCCAAAAACAAATGCGGGGATCCGGACGGTAACACTACTGCAGCCTGCTCTTGAAGCACTGAAGGAGCAATACAAACTGACCGGGCATCATCGCAAAAGCGAAATCACCTTTTATCATCGGGAGTACGGCAGAACCGAAAAGCAAAAACTGCATTTTGTTTTCATGCCCAGGGTGTGTAACGGAAAACAAAAACCTTATTACTCGGTAAGCAGTTTGGGGGCAAGGTGGAATGCAGCAGTAAAACGTGCTGGTATTCGCCGCCGTAATCCGTACCATACGCGGCATACTTTTGCCTGCTGGCTGTTGACGGCAGGAGCGAACCCGGCATTTATAGCCAGCCAAATGGGGCATGAAACTGCGCAGATGGTGTATGAAATTTACGGTATGTGGATTGATGACATGAACGACGAACAGGTAGCCATGTTGAATGCGCGGTTATCATAG